CGGCGGTGCGTCGAAACGGACGGCCACCTGGAGCCCGTGACGGCGCTGACGAACCTCTTACGGGGTCGCAGCCACATCGCAGCGAACGCCAAGAAGACCGTGTGCAAGAACGGCCACCCGTACGATGAGGCCAACACGATCCACGTCGACGGCCGACGGAAGTGCCGGGCGTGCCGGCAGGCACTCGAAGACCGAATCAATGAGCGCAAACGGGCAGCCACGTTGGCCCGGAAGGCCGCGCGAACTCACTGCGTAAATGGGCACCCTTGGGCGACTGAGAACGTGTACACCGCCCCGAGCGGGCTCAAGACTTGCCGCATCTGTACTGCCGATGCCCAAGCTCGCTACCGCGAGCGGCAGGCTGCCATGCGGCAGGCCTGACCAAACTCTTACCCCCCAAGCCCCGGACCCGTCGTCCGGGGCTTCGCCATGTCCACCCGAAGGGAGCGCACCCCTATGTGGCTGCGCAAGGAACGCGGCGGCTCCGGAGCCGCCGGCTACTCCTGGGAACACGACGGGGATGTAGTCGAAGTCCCCGATCACCTCGCCCTCGAACTGCTCGAAGTGCCGGGCAACGACTTCACGCTCGTCGAACCAGAAGACCTCGAACCGGACGGCAGCCCGGACGCCGCGGCAGACAAGCCGAAGCGGCCCTACCGCCGGCGCACCGAAACCACAACCGAAGTCGCCGAGTAGCAACCGCAGGGGGTGACGGATGGCCGCCGACTCCGGTACCCCGCTGTGCACGTGGGCGCAGTTCACCAGTGGCGCGTTCGCTGACCTGGCGCGCAACTACACCGACGTCAACGTGCAGAGCGCCCTACTGTTGGAGGCGTCCCGCGAGGTGGAGACGGTCTGTGACCGGCGGCTGATGCCGTTCGCGAACCTGGTGGAGACGCAGCGCGCCGAAGCTTTGGACGTGGAGGATGCCCTCGACGCCTACGTGCCCCTCGACCCGACGTCACAACTGGGATTCTCGCGGGCGCAGTCGCTCGGCTCGACACTGCTCGTGAGGCACTTCTGGGTCCGGGAGACGCCGCCCCGATATCAGGACATGTGGACCGGCTCGATCAGCGGCATCCAATTGTTCCGGTCCTTCTCCGGCCAACAGAGTGTGGTGTCGAGCACGTGGCAGTTCGAGCCGGACACTGGTCACGTGCGGTTCCAGTTGGGCACGTTCGTGCCGCCTGGCACCACCATCCAGGTCACCTACTCCGGTGGGTACTCGACCGTGCCCGCCAATCTCGTGCGGGCGTCGAAGTTGATGACGGCTTGGCTGATCGTGCGCGAGCTCGCGCCGAGCCAGCAGACCCGGGACCCCGAACTGCTGCGCGGCGAGGCGGTCGCGTCGCTGGCCGGCTACACCCGGCAGTGAGGTGAGTTGTGGTTGCGACACTCACCCAAGACGCGGTGGACCGGGAAACCGCGTGGCTGGTCGCGACGGGTGATGGGCTGCCGGCACTGCTCGCCACGGCGGGCGGGCTGTGGGACAACGTGCAGGCCTACTACCCGCGTACCCCGTACGAGCAGCGGCGTTCCATCTACGTGCTCCGGCACCGGATCAGTCAACGCCGGTTCGCCACACAGCGGGTCATGCACAGCTACCCGTTCCGGCTAATCCTGTGGTGGCCGCTGCTCGACGCGACCGGCTCTGCCGAGGCAGAGCAGCGGCTGTTCGACATCGCCATAGACCAACTGTTACAGCGGATCCTCGGCATTGGGCCGCCGCAGCAGATCGACAAGACGCATGGCGGACGCTTCCTGTCGGTGGGCGAGGCCATGGGTGCAATCGTCGATGTCGACTACACCGATCCGGAGCACACCATCCCAGTTGGGGGCGGGTTCCGGGCCGAGGTGACGTACTCCGCCGACGACCGGGAGGTCAACGCCTGATCGGGGGCCCGGTGTGACGACCCGACGCCGCGGCGGTCACCTATCGGCCGCCACCCGGGCCAAAATCTCCGCTCGGCTGAAAGGGCGGCACCACAAGGGCCACCCGCTTTCCGCGTCGGCCCGGGCGAAGATTTCGGCAAAGCTCAAGGGCAGGCACCACAAGGGGCACAAGCTTTCGGCTGCCGCGCGGGCGAAGATTTCGGCCCGACTCAAAGGTCGGCACCATCGCGGCCATCCGATGTCCGCCTCGGCGAGGGCGAAACTGTCAGCGAAACTCAAGGGCCGGCACCATCCCGGCCACAAATTGTCCGCAGCGGCCCGGGCGAAAATCGCCGCGAAGCTCCGCGGACGCCACCACCAAGGGCACCCGATGTCGGCTGCCGCGCGGGCGAAAATCGCCGCCAAGCTCAAGGGCCGGCATCACAAGACGAGCCCGATCCACCGGCATAAGTCGATCGGTCGGCGGACCCTGCACCGGCACGCGCCGCGCCGAATGCACCGGGTGCTGCACCGGACCGTCCATCACCGCCGCTGGCGGCTGCAACGTCTGCACCGCAGGCGACCCAACCACCGCCGCAGGCGCTGACCCGAACCGACCCTTTCCACCCGACGCGTGAGCGCCGGGCCCTCGCCATGCCCAGGAGACGCCCGTGCGCCAGCGCAACGACACCGACGGACCGCTGACCGTCCACACCAACCCACCGCAGACCGTCGAGCCAGGCGCCGTCGTCGAGCACGACACGCCGGTCATCGGGCTGACCGTCCTCGACGACCCGGAACCCGAACCCGCCGAGGCGCTGCCCTCGGCGCTCACCAAGAAGTCCAAGGAGGCGACCCGATGACCCTGCTCAGCCGCGGATCCATTCTCGCGATGGCCCGCGAATCGGTCGCCGGCACGTATCTGGCACCGACCTTCACCGTGCCTTTCACTGCGGCCAGTTACGACACCGTGTACACGATGCTGCGGGACGAGTCGATCCGAAACAACGACGCCGTCTTGCAGGGGTTGTACCAAGGGCCCGGTGACTCGACGTGGGACATGACGTTCCACGCCTACCCGGACATCGCCGGGAACTTCCTGCGGATGATCGGAACCGACACGGTGACCGCGGCCACCTCCACCACCCTGTCGGGGTCAACGACGATCGGCGCGACCTCGATCTCAACGGTGGCATCGATCCCCGCCGGGTCGACGATCCGTATCGACACCAGCACCAACACTGAGTACGCGACGACTGGCACCCCTTCAGGTGTGGGCCCGTTCACGATCCCCATCGCCACCCCTACGACTGGCCTGACGATCGCGCACAGCTCCGGCGTGGCGGTGACCACCACGACGACGCATACGTTCAAACAGAACGCGCCAGCGACGCGTCCGCCGTCGTGGTCGATCAGCACGTTTGAGGGTTTGGACTACCGGGGCTGGGCGGGCTGCCAGATCTCCGAACTACAGATCAAGATTGACCCGAAGGCGACCATCACCTTCCAGGCCAAGTTCGCAGGCTTCCCCGAGGCGACCGTCTCCAGTTTCAGCTATGCCGGCTCGACCATCCAGCCGAACCTCGGCTGGGGATGGAACATGACGAATGCCGGCGGCTCGTCGACCCGGGGCCTCACCTACGACTTGACGATGAAGCGGGCCACCGACGCGATCCACTCCAGCGATGGGGTGCAGGCGCCGCGCGAGGTCTTCCCGGGCGCGCTGGAAGTCGATGGCACATACAAGGCGATCTATGAAAACGCGACGGACTACAACCAGTACCTCAACAACAGCCAGACCGTGACCACGGCGACGCTGACCAAGGCCATCTCGTTCGGCGGTGAGTCGCTCGCGCTGACCATGTCGCAGTCCGGCTACGCCAAGGGCACCCGCAATCTGTCCGGCACCTACGTCGACGCGACATTCACCCTCGCCGGCATCTACAACACGACGGACTCCGGTGTTGTGCAGGCTGTATTGAAGAACTTCACGACCTCGGCGTACTGAAAAGTCAACCCTTCGAAAGGACCGTCCACTGTGGCCGGTTACCTCAACCGCTTCATCGACCTCGGATTCCCCGAACTTGCCGGCACCGACGAGCAGACCGGACGGGCACTGTGCTGGGTGAAGATCCGCAACCCGCGGCTCATGCCCGGCAACGACATCACCGCCGGCGGGACCGTCGCAACCGACGAGCACGGCCGGCCGCTGGACACGAAGGCCGCCGCCCGGGAGAGCTTCGCCATCATGTCGAAGCTCATCATCGCCGGACACGTCTGGGACGCCACATGGACACCCGACCTCGACGCCGACGGCAACGAGATTGACCCGAACGCCGAACCGCCGCTGCTGCCGATGCCGGCCAGCCCCGCCGACGTGGCCAAGATGCCGATGCAGATCCTCAACGCCATCGGCGAGGAGATGAGCAAGGCCAGCCCTCGCTAGAGCCCGGATCGCCCTGGTACGAAGACGTCGTACTCCCCGTCGAGTCCATCTATGACGGGACGTGGGCATCCGGGCCGTGGCCCGACGAGTTGGTGCTGGCCGACATCCTGCTCGAAACCGGCTGGACGTGGCGGGACTGGCTCGACACCCCGCCATACATCCAATCCGTGATGGTGTTGGTCGTGCAGACCCGCCGTCGCGCGGAGAACGAGCGGACCGAGCGCCAGCAGCACGAGATGGAGGCGGCGAGACGTCATGGCGCATGAGCTGAAACCCGGCGAGTTCGTCGCCATCTTCGAGCGCCTGTCCGCGAAGGCCGGCGGCACCGGTGCGGCGGCGCTGACCGCACTCGCGCTCGCGGTCGAACGCCGCGCCAAGCAGGACCTGGCGCTGACCACCCACACCCGGAAGACCCCGACCCCGGCCTCGCCGGGCGGTCCGCCCGCGCTCGTCTCCGGCACCCTGCGGCGTTCGGTCACCCACACCCGCCCCACGGTCCTGCCGGGCATGGTCGAGGTGCGGGTTGGTACCGCAACAGGCTTCTACCCGCCGTACGGCAAGAAGCGCACCCCGTCCAGCAAGTACGGCTTCTACCTCGAGACTGGGCTGCGCAACGGCGACACGTACCCGTGGCTGCGGCCGGCATTTCAGGCGGTCGTCGCATCCGGGGATGTCGGCCGGTACGTCGCCGCGCAGTGGCGGCACCTCGGCCTCAGCGACTGACCCGAACGGCGGTGCCGCGTGTCGGAGATCGATGACCTGTTCATCACACTCCGCGCGGTGTACGCGCCGATGGTGGAAGGCTTCACCGCCACTGCCACCGCTGGCGAAGAGATGGCGACCGCGGTCACCAAGGCCGCCTCCGTCATCCAGGCCGACGTCGAGCGGATGGCCGAGGTCGTCAAAACCTCCCTCGGCGTGGTGGACGAGGAAGCCCACCGCTCCGCCTACGAAATGGAGCGGCTGGCGAAGGCCACCCAGGCGGCATCGCTGGAGATGGAAGCCGCCGCAGAGCGGGCGGCGAAAGCAAACGC